AACTGTGAATTTTGTTGGTACTTGTACAAGTATCGCAGACATTACACAAACATTCAAAATAAAATCTAAAAGCAATCCAATCGCGAGTGCTATATAGGTTGCTACTATGACAACTACATGAAGTTTCTTTCCTTGTTCCGTCCAATCTTCGTGAACTTTCTTAACGTGCATAACAGCAAGATATAAGATGTATGTTCCAAGAAAAGTAAGTACAGAGCCGATAACGTAGGTAAGTGTTGTCGTAAGTGGTGTGGCAAACAATAAGTTTGACCAGGCGGTCATTAATTCAGTAAACATAATTATTACTCCTTGTGTAGAGTATATTTATGGGTAAAAAATAGTATTAAAAACTATTTTTAAAAAGAAGTATTTGTATTTTGATTTATCGACGCTTTGCCGCTAGTCGCTGGGCTCGCTTCGCTTTGAGGACGCGGCGGACATCTTCGACGTCAAGAGTCTGTCCCCTATATTGGGTTTCAAAATCTTCCATATCAAGTTCAAATCTATTACTTACTACTGTTGCGCGGGCTTGAACGCCCTCTGGATGAAAATCAAAACGATACTTAAATTTTTGTAACGCTTCTTCCATTCCTACATATATGTGACTGAAACTAAGCTGTGTATCATGAATAATCATATAGTCGCACTTGTCGGCGTATTTTTCAATAATTATAGTACGATCAGCAGCGGGTCGATGATCTACAAATACAATACCCCAATCCTGTTGATTTTCATCGTAATCAGCATATTCAGATATTAGTTTAATTTCGCACGTATCAGTGTTAAGGTGACGGAACTTATTGAGCCACTCGGGGACTCTTTCTAAGCTAACGAACTGTTGGGAGGGTTGTTTTTCCTCTCGAATTAGTTCGGTGCTCCACGGACCTAAACCAAACTCAAGAATTGGTTTATCTGTTTTAGGTATAAAATAATACAATAACGGCTGATGTGATTGCCATCCTGATACTTTCATGTATTATACTTATGGGCCGACTCGACCAGCACCACCAGTCGCAACGCCCTGACCCTGATCATATCCACCGACATCTTGTCGTGCATGATCATATCGCAGCGTTACTGTAATTTGAACTGCCTCACTAGCAGCATAATCAAGATCCATGTAATCAATATTTTGAATAAAGCAACCTTCAACCGTCCACTTTTCAACAACTGTCTCATTGCCATCAAGTAAATCGAGGTAAGTAACAAATTTGTAAAGTGAACCTTCACCAGCCGTTGCCAAGAACTGTCCTTCAGCGCCAATCAAGAATTGCTGATTTTGGATCTGTTCCTGAAGAACTTGTGTAGCAGAGCCTGTTACATCATCCTCAAGAGTCATTGTCATTGGCTCAAACATGTGCTTACCAGCAACCCATGCTCGTGAATTGTATCGATCAAGCTGAACTTCTTCAAAAGACAATACAGGTCGCGTAAGTGTTACTGCTTGAAGCGAAATGGGCTGAGCATCAGCACCACCGCCTAAGTTGGCAAACGTTACACGCCATTTATTCTTTAGCTTTGGCTGTAGAATACCAGAACCTACGCCTGGAATCCCGATGTCATTGATTGTTGCCATGTTATCTTTTCCTTAGTTACCTTTATTTATCAGTGACGATTAAATCTCTGCACCAGTTGCTACGATTCTGATTGGAACCATGATGAATTCAGCTGCCTTGACAGGCTGTAGAGCTACATCCACCCACAATTCACTACGATCGATGCGATCTGGCGTGTTATTTGATTCGTCAACAACTGTTGCAAAGTCAAATAGTCCGCGTCTTACGACCAAGTCTCCTAGGAAGTTATCAACAGCAGCCTTAACGCTATCCCGTGTTAGAGCATCGTTTGGCTCGAATACAAACGATAGCAAACTCTTACGTAATGAGCGTCTTACGAAAGCGACTAGTCTTTCGACGTTTACGCGATCGCGTGCACTTGTGTCAGATGATGATGTCTTCTGTCCCCAAACAACAATGCCGCGTCCTGGGAAGAACACAACTGGGTTGATGTTTGTGAAGTACTTGTACAAGTTATCACGTTGACCATTATTCAGATTTACTTCAGTGAATACGTTTGAAGTTTCTACATAACCGACCTGCGTAACGCCCGTTACAAGACCGCGTCGAGTACCGGCTGGTGCAAACCATAGTTCACTTGAATTATCACTGAATGCGTATGTTCGAAGAGCCGTACCTGATGCACCCGCTACAACATTCGCACCATCCAAGTTTGATGCAAGCGAATGTGGATAGTAGTAAGCAACACTTGGTGAGCTTACTCGTCCTGAAGTTGCTGCCCATGCTACGACTTCTGTCGTATCCATATTCATTGGTGTTTCACCAATAACAAATGCTTCGTTTTCAATATCTGTTGATAGAGCTACAAGCTCATCGACCAACTCATGATATCCTGGAGCAAGAATTAGATTAAATTCGAATGCTACCGAACGAACTTCTGTGTTACTATTGATTGAACTTGCAATAGATGTTACAATCGCTGTTCTACGAGCAGCGTCATTATCACCCAAGCTTGTTTCAGTTCTAAATTCAACTGTAAACTTATAATCATCAGCAGCGGCTAGAATTGTATCAGAAGCTTCTTGAGCTGTCCACTCACCTGGAACTGTTCCAAGTGAATTAGAGACCCAAAGAGCTGCAATACCTTCAACACCATCAAATGTTCCTGTTGATGCTACGTCATATCCATTAGCGTATACCAATAGAGATGAATCCGCACCTGTACCTGCCGATGATGTTCCGAAGCTTACAAACCAATTAAGGGCTGCAAATAACGTGCTATCAGTCATTACGATAGTTGAAGCTGTTCCTGTTGTACCACTTGTAACTAGAAGGTTACCGCTTGAAAGCGTTACCGTACCAGCTCGTCCTGGAGGCGAACCCGCAACAACACCACCATTCAAATCAATATGGATTTGATCAACTAATGTTGCAAATGTTTGTGCTGTTGAACCTAGAATTGAAATTGCTCTAGGCGTTCCATCAACTGTAATTGTTGCTGTGTACGTTGTTGTGGTTGTTAAACCGGTTGGATTTGTTAGACCAGCTGTTGGTGTATCAAGTGTTGGTGGTCCAAGTGTTAACGACAATGGAGAACCAGCACCAATAACCGTATTTAACGCTTGCAGAATATCCGTTGCTGGAGAACCCGAAACCTTAATATCAACGTGAGAAGTATCAATGTTACTTGTGCTGCTTACAACTTCTATGTCACCATCAGAATTAATAGTCGCAACGGCACCTGTTAACTGAGCATTAATTTGAGTTACTAATGCTGTATATGTCTGTGCATTTTGACCTTGAATTGTGATTGATTGAAGTGCAGGCGAACCCAAGAAAGGCGAACCCGATGCAGCACCATGATCAACTGAAACCAGTAGATCATAATTTGTTGAATCGTTTGCAAGACCTGTTGTCTTATTGCCAGCGACTTGATCCTTAGTACCAAGACTTACAAAAGCAGGAAGACTTGCAAACAATGCCGTTGGAATTGGCGAACCAGCCGTAGATGTAACACCATCCAAAATTTCAATACTCGCTGTAGTTGTTGAGTTGTTGATACGAGTAAATCGAAGATTACCATCAACAATATCTACAACAGCAC